AGTCTTCGCTGGTCCTTTTGCCACCAGCCCCACTACTACCCCGCGATTGTTGACGTTGACCCAGTCTGAGTCGTCGCCGTTGATCACAGGTCTTCCCATAAACGTCGATGGGAAATTCTTATTCCTGAACACGACTGCCATTGGTGCGTCGCTGTAGGATTTGAGGAAGCTTCGCACCTGATTCTGATACGTTTGCTTACCACTGTAACTGAACATCAGCTTGTAATTACTAGGCTGTCGCTGTCCGTGAAATCGGTATGCCTTCTTGGTGTAGTCATAGAACTGCAACTCAGGGAACGACTGCGGGATCATATGTTCTTCCCAACATACATCGCTCATGACGTTGAGACGCACAACACCCTGTACACTCTGCTTTGCACATAGCTTGGCGAAGTTACGTAGCTCGTGATTAAGCTGTATGAGGAACGCTTCCTGATCGTCGTGCCAGTAGTCAGTACGAGCCTGTCGTGCCTTGTTGATCGACTCGTACACTTCGGCTAGCCCAGCGCCGACTAAACAGTCTTCCATACAGCCAGCAGCTTTGGCACCAGCGCAGACCACATTGTCGGGGTGCATTGTCAACGTCGCCATGCGTATGGACTCGTCGCGGTTAGTCTTGCGGGCCTTGGTGTTGCCAAGTGTTTTGCTCGTGTCAAGTAGTTTCATGATGGAAATCCTCTCAAGTCGTAGGTTATGGTGTGGTCTATCTCGTACTCTTCATAGGCGAGGAGTATTGCTCGAAACGCTCTCTTGATTTCTTCGGCGCTGTCACTTGAGTACATGATCTTGCCGTCGCGCAGTACCAAGTAGAACTGTGCATATACCCCGTCGCCTTTCTTAAGCGTCATGTGTCGTGTCATTTACATGTCCTCCCAGTAGTTGATGTCGTCTTCGGTGATCTCAATGCGTAGCCATCCCAGCGATAGAATGTATGACGCACACCAGTCGTCACTAGTTCTTGGTGAGTAGAAAGTACCCACCAGAAACTTTGTCGATATGTACAGATCGATCAAATGGTCGTCGGTTGTGATAACGATACCGCTACCTTCGCCGTACCATTTCCGTGCAGTTGTGATTTTCATCGCTTTTTCCTCGCTTTTTTATAGATTAGGCATTGACATTTGATAAGTCAATAGCTTTTACAACTATATTATTTCTAACATGTTAGCTTTTGAACATTTCCGTCGCCATTTCGAGCATAAACTCGATGTCTTCAGGGCTTTCCCACTCGTCAGGGTAGTCTGACATGTCTTGCACCATCGCAATATTAAACATCATATCGCGGTCGTATATCGGAGCAAGTGTACAGTGCTTAGGTTTCGTCGTCAGCCCAGCGCGTTCGCGTAAACGCCCAGTATCTGGCTTGAATGCGTTACAGCCTAGCTCTTTAAATCGCTTGACAGCCTGTTTGTAAGACATGTCGTCGCCTGTCCAACTTTCCATTTCGTGCAGTTCGTCGTGATCCCACGGTTCGCCGCAGTGCCTGCAATGTATATCCATTTTTTACTCTCCTTTGTAATTAAATGAAACGTGACTACCGTCAGAAAAGCGTACGCACGTCAGCGTTGAGTAGTAACCACACTCATCGAAAGGATCTGCTTTGTGCTCCCAGATCTCCGCGTCGGCGTCGAAATCTTTCACGATGTCGTCGTGGTATTCGCGCTTAAAATCTCTGCGATTGTCGGCGCACCAGTAAAAAAACTTTTCAGCTAAATCCATCATTTATTCCCCTTTGCAATTGTCAAACATATCTTCACGTTTTGCCCACTCGCATAGATCCACGTCTAAACCTAACGATCGCAACTCTGCGCCGATCTCTTGGATCTGACTGATGGTGAAGTTTCGACGCTCGATAAGCTTCCTGTGTGTGTCACTGTACGAGTCAAAGCTATCTTTCCATTCGTCGCTTGCGTAGTACTGCGACAATTCCTCTAGCACCTCTGTCCAGTCGCTATAGTAGATCGCGTACATGGTAACAGCGTCAGATAGAGTGCGGTGACTGCCTTCGATGGTCTCGTGTAGACCGTAGTTAATTTGCTTAATCATCGTTCATTCCCCTTCGTTAGTGAGAGCGTACAGTACAAAACCGACGCCTGTCGTGGTTAGTAGTAGGACAACGTCCCACCATGGTTGCCATTGTTCAAACATACTGCCTCCGGTTGATTTCTAACATGTTAGCTTTTTAGATTTCTAACATGTTAGCTTTTTGGTTGCTTGGTTGTGAATACTCGAACGAATACGCACAAGCAAACAAGCGCCCCATAGAGAGGCGCACAAGATTGCTACGGGTTGGACGGGTTTAGGCTGAGTACTTTCGCAACTCTTCCGCAATCATTTCCAATACATGGTCGGGAATGTCGGGATTAGAGTCTAACGTGCGGGCCAGCGTGGTAATGATGTCGCGCTTCTCTTCTCCCTCTTCTGACTCTTCCTTGATCTCGAAAGTGCAAATCCCGTCTTTAACCTTGAATGTAACCTTGATACCGATACCGCCTTTTTCAGGTTCGCGCTTTGATTCACGGTTTAACGTGGTGCGGATAGTGTCCAGAGTCTTTTTGTACTTGTCAGACTTAGGCTGCGCGCTGTCCGCTTCATCGATAGCTTTGTTACGTGCGAGTTCGTCCTTTCGCTTCGCTGATAGCTGCTCGATGGCGTCTCTTAGTGCATCTGCTCCGGCCATTGTTCCAAGATTTAGCGTTTGTAGTTCGGTTTTGATGTACTCCGCTAGGTTAACTGCGCCGCTTGCCGCGTTGATGATCTGTCGTGCTGTTACTGTGGTGTTTGTCATGTCGTTTATCCTTTCTAACATGTTAGCTTTAACGCACCATTTTGGTGCATGGGTAGACTGTTCTTCAGCCCTACCAAATATGTTGCATTATCCATGCCAGCGATAAAAAACCTTTATAAATCAATAGCTTACACGTGCCAGATTCTGGAATGTCACCTAAAACATGCACTAATTTGGTGCAATGTAACACTCGGTAACACTTTTGAGGTGACACTATTGTTACCGGTAACACTGAGGTAACACATTCATGCTGCTTATAGGTAACACGATCCAGATTCATATGCTGAATAACATCGCCAGATGTGGCAACTATGCAGACCAGTGATGTTAACGGTGTTTACATTCACGCCTTGAATGGTCCCGCCTAGACTCTCACATGCACCTATTTAGATATGCGAATATAAAGATATCTGCATATGCAACTGAGAATCATTAGCGTTTACGAATGAGAATCATTACCAAATGCGAATGAGAATCATTACGCCGTTTCGGGACGGGGGAGGGGCTATGCTGACGACTGTGTTGTTAGATCCTACCTAGACACAAAAAAGAGTAAAATTAGAACTTAATATAGCCAATAGTTCTAAACAGGTAAACTCTATAGAAAACAAGGACTTAGCAGTGCAGAATCTGGACCGTGACTGTACAGTTTAAAGGACAGTATGTTTTCTTTAAAAATAATGCTTGACAAATCATTAAAAATATGGTACAATAAATAGTATATTATGTCTTTAAAGATACTTTACCGTGACGGTAATGATGAATTAATAAATATATTATTAAAAGTTTACGGTAATGTACGGTAATGTAACTTTAAAGAGTCTTTAAAGAGGTATGTATGTCAGATGTTGATAATCCTCCTCGCCGAAAGCGTGGAAGACCGCGTAAAAGTGACGTAGCTGCATCAAAAAAAGGTAATCGCAACGCTGTTGGTCGCCCGAAGGGTGACGCTGCCGTCATTAACGAATACAAAGCAAGGATGTTAGCGTCTCCAAAGTCCCGAAAGGTGCTTGATACTATCTTTGAAGCGGCTCTTGACCATGATCATAAGAATCAAGCAGCAGCATGGAAGCTTGTTATGGACAGAATACTGCCTGTTGCAGCGTTTGAGAAGGATATTGTTAAGGATGGTGGACGTAATGCCATTCAGATTAACATTAGTGGTGTAGGAGCTGTGGACATTCCCGAACCTACAACGATAGAAGGCGAGATTGTTGATGAGTCTTAAGCACTTTACACGAGAAGAGTTTGACTGTCAGGTATCTGGCACCAACAACATGGAAATGGACTTCCTAGAAAAGCTTGACGAGTTGCGAGCGTACTGTGGTTTCCCTTTTGTTATAACAAGTGGGTATCGACATCCTACGATGCACCCTATAGAAAGAAAAAAAGAAGTACCCGGTACACACGCCCAAGGGATCGCGGCAGACATAAAAATAACAAATGCCGCTGATCGCCTTAAGCTTGTCAATGCTGCTCTTAAACTAGGTTTTACAGGCATAGGTGTTGCTTCTGACTTTATCCACGTTGACACCCGTGGCACAACACCAGTTATGTGGACGTATTAGTGGATCTTAATATAGAACTACTGCCGTGGCAACAAGAAGTCTGGGCAGACGACACAAGATTTAAAATAGTAGCTGCTGGGCGACGAACGGGTAAGTCTAGGTTAGCAGCATGGATGTTAATTGTTAACGCACTACAGGCGGACAGAGGACATGTATTTTACGTCGCACCTACTCAGGGACAAGCCAGAGACATTATGTGGTCCACCCTGCTGGAACTGGGCCACCCCGTTATTAGTGGTAGTCACATTAATAATTTGCAAATTAAGCTTGTCAACGGTGCTACCATTAGCCTAAAAGGCGCTGACCGACCAGAGACAATGCGAGGTGTTAGCCTTAAGTTCCTAGTTATGGACGAGTATGCTGACATGAAGCCAGAGGTGTTTGAGCAGATCCTGAGACCTGCACTGGCTGACCAAAAAGGGTGTGCTATGTTCATAGGCACACCAATGGGAAGGAACCACTTCTACGAACTTTACAAATATGCGGAACTAGATGATGACCCTACGTACAAAGCTTGGCATTTTACATCTTACGATAACCCTTTATTGGACCCGTCAGAAATTGATATTGCTAAACGCAGTATGTCCAGTTATGCGTTCCGTCAAGAATTTATGGCGTCGTTTGAAGCTCGTGGGTCGGAAATGTTTAAAGAGGACTGGGTCTCTTTTGACGATGAAGAACCTGAAGTAGGAGATTATTACATTGCCGTTGACTTGGCGGGCTTTGAAGAAGTCAACAAAAAGAAGACAAAAAGTTCTAAGCTTGACGAGACAGCGATTGCCGTGGTTAAGGTCAGTGAGCATGGTTGGTATGTTGACAATATCATATACGGTAGATGGACACTTGACGAAACAGCAGCTAAGATATTTCAGGCCGTTAGAGATTACCGTCCCTTGTCGGTTGGAATCGAAAGAGGTATTGCTAAACAGGCTGTAATGTCTCCTTTACTGGATATGCAAAAGCGTTACGGTATGTTTTTTAGAGTAGAAGAACTTACACATGGTAACAAAAAGAAAACAGATCGTGTTATGTGGGCATTACAAGGACGATTTGAAAACGGATACATTACATTAAACAAAGGTGAATGGAATAGCCGATTCTTAGATCAACTGTTTCAGTTTCCTGACCCTTTAACTCATGATGATTTAGTTGATGCACTAGCGTATGTTGATCAGTTAGCTAATGTTCCTTACGGTATTGCTGACTTAGATTTTGATGAGCCTGAAATTTTAGATATTGTAGCAGGATACTGATATGAGTGATTTATACGAACAAGACCCGTTAATGATTCAAGAGTCTATTGAAGAATGGGTAATGACTAAATGTGAAGATTGGAGGGATTATTACGAAAGTAACTATGAAGAAAAGTTTGACGAATACTATAGATTATGGCGTGGTATATGGGACCCTGCTGACAGTGAGCGTAGGTCTGAGCGTTCCCGTATTATTTCTCCTGCACTTCAACAGGCAGTTGAGTCTAATGTAGCGGAACTAGAAGAAGCCACGTTTGGTCGTGGTAAGTGGTTTGATGTTAGTGACAACATGGGTGATACTGACAAGCAAGACGTATTGTTTTTACGTAACAAGCTTACGGAAGATTTTGAAAACACAATGGTACGTAAGGCTGTTGCTGAATGTCTTATTAACGCTGCTGTCTTTGGTACAGGCGTTGGTGAAATTGTAATAGAAGAAGAAAAAGAAATGGCTCCTGCTACTCAGCCTGTTATGGGTGGAGACTTACAAGCAGTAGGAGTAAACATTACCGAACGAGTAAAAGTAAAACTTAAACCTGTACTTCCTCAGAATTTCTTAATTGATCCTGTTGCTACTTCTGTTGATGATGCTATGGGTGTTGCTGTAGATGAGTTTGTCAGCCGACATCAAGTAGAACTACTACAAGAACAAGGAGTATATAATGACGTGTATGTTGGTTCTGCCGCTCCTGATACTGACTTGGAACCTGATCAAGACTTAACCATATACAACGACGATAAGGTTCGTCTTACTAAATACTATGGACTAGTACCAAGAGAACTACTAAAAGACGAAGACCTAGAAGATGACAAAAGCATGTACGTAGAAGCCGTTGTAGTGATCGCTAACGGCGGTACATTGCTAAAGGCTGAGGCTAACCCTTACATGATGCAAGATCGTCCTGTAGTAGCGTTTCCTTGGGACGTAGTACCCGGTCGTTTTTGGGGTCGTGGTGTATGTGAAAAAGGTTACAACAGCCAGAAAGCACTTGACACTGAACTACGCGCTCGTATTGACGCACTAAGCTTAACCATTCATCCTATGATGGCGTTGGACGCTACTCGTATGCCACGAGGTGCCAAGCCAGAAGTACGTCCCGGTAAGATGATTCTAACTAACGGAGATCCTCGTGAAGTACTTCAACCATTTAACTTTGGTCAAGTTAGCCAGATTACTTTTGCTCAGGCCGGAGCCTTGCAGCAGATGGTACAGCAAGCCACCGGAGCAGTTGACTCAGCAGGAATCGCTGGTAGTGTTAACGGCGAGGCTACTGCCGCTGGTATTAGTATGTCTCTTGGCGCTATTATCAAACGTCACAAGCGTACACTAATCAACTTCCAACAGTCTTTCTTGATTCCATTTGTTAAGAAGGCTGCTTATCGTTACATGCAGTTTGATCCTGAGTCGTACCCTGTAGCTGACTACAAGTTTAATGCAAGCAGTACGCTAGGTATTATTGCTCGTGAATATGAAGTTACTCAGCTTGTACAGTTGTTGCAAACTATGGATCGACAGTCACCGCTGTACAATACATTGATTCAAAGCATCATTGACAACATGAACTTGTCTAACCGTGAAGAACTTATCGCAGCAATGCAAAAAGCTATGCAGCCTAACCCAGAAGCACAACAGATGGCTCAGGCAGCGCAACAAGCACAGCTACAGTTCCAGCAGTCACAAACAGCGGCACTGTCTGCTCAGGCTCAGGAGTCACAAGCACGTGCTACTAAGTTGGTTGCTGAAGCTCAAGCAGTTCCTCAAGAACTTGAGATTGATAAGATTAATGCTATCACCCGAAACCTTCGTGAAGGTGATGCTGAAGATAAAGAGTTTGAACGACGTATGCGCGTTGCTGAGACTCTCCTTAAAGAAAAAGCAATAGAAGGTAAAAACAATGTTAATGACGCAACAAGAGATGCAGAAGCTTCTCGATCAAATCAACAACAACTTCAAGAAACACTTCGACCGTCTGGACCAGTTGGAACAGGAAGTCAAGGGTTTGGGAGTCAAGGTGGAGGAACTCAGTAATGCCAAAGTCCAAGGACCCAAAACTGGCACGGGCAGGGGTAAGCGGGTACAACAAACCAAAACGGACGCCAAGTCATCCGACTAAAAAGTTTGTAGTAGTAGCTAAAGAAGGTGACAAGACTAAGACTATTCGTTTTGGTGACGCCAAGATGACTATTAAGAAAGACCAGCCTGCGCGACGAAAGTCGTTTAGAGCGCGTCACAAGTGTGACACAAACCCACCTAGTAAACTAACAGCACGATACTGGTCGTGTAAAAAATGGTAAGGAGCTAACTATGCCAATGGTAAACGGTAAGAAGTACGCATATACAGCAGCAGGTAAGAAAAAAGCTAAGGCCGCTGCAAAGAAAGCAGGTAAGAAGGTTAGCTATGCCAAAAGCAAAAAGTAGTCCTAAACCTAAAAACAAAGCTTTGTATGCTCGTGTTAAAGCAGAAGCTAAGCGTAAGTATAAGGTTTGGCCCAGTGCCTACGCTTCAGGCTGGTTAACAAAAGAGTACAAGAAACGCGGTGGTACTTATGACTAAGACCAAAGGCGGGTTAACTAAGTGGTTTAAAGAAGACTGGGTAGACGTTAAGACAGGCAAACCATGTGGTCGTAAGTCTGCTACTAAGTCTAAGCGTCCCTATCCTTCTTGTAGACCTAAAGCCATTGCAGCAAAGATGACCGCAGCAGAAAAAAAGTCATCAGCTAAGCGCAAAACAGGGCCTGCTAAAATTAAGCATGCTGTCACAGCTTCAGGACGTAGAAGAAAAACTACAAAAAAAGCTTGACAACAGAACTTTTTTATGTTATAATATTAATGTATAGTAAACAAAAGAGATACTATGAACTCAGAGCTTGAAACTTATTTTGATAATTTTAATCAATTATTCAATAACGAAGGCTTCAAACAACTCTTAGAAGAAATATCTGTTACTACTAAACAGTTATCTGATGTACAAACTGTTAAAGACGTAGAAGAACTTTTCTTCCGCAAAGGTCAACTTGCTGCGTTTGCTACTATTGTTAACTTGCAAGCTACGATAGAAGCGACCAGAGAACAAGCTGAAGCTGAAGAACAAGAAGACATCTATGTATAAGGTATATGATTTTAGATGTGACAACGGTCACGTCACTGAAGAATTTGTAGAGTCTACCGTTACAACCAGTAGGTGCGGTTGCGGCGCTAACTCTACAAGGATGGTATCTGCCCCGTCCTTTCACCTCAATGGGTCCGATGGTTCATTCCCCGGTGCTCATATGAAGTGGGTGAAGGAGCACGAAAAAGCAGGTCGTAAACAATAACATCTCCATAATGATAACGATCACGGAGTTTAATAATGTCAAGAGCAATGATTGTAGATTCACAACCTGAAGAGGACAATGTGGACGAAATCGAAACCAACGAAGTTAACGAGATTCAACAAGAAGAAGTTGAGCAACCTCCAGAACAACCTAGCTTACCAGACAAGTATCAAGGTAAGTCTTTAGAAGAAGTAGTACAGATGCACCAAGAGGCTGAAAAGCTCCTAGGTCGTCAATCTTCTGAAGTAGGCGAACTTCGTAAAGTCGTGGATGATTACATTAGTAGTCAAACACAATCAGCACCTCAACCACAACATGTTGAGCCTGAAGACGATATAGACTATTTTACAGATCCTCAAGCCGCTGTCAATAGGGCAATTGAGAATCATCCTAAGATTAAAGAAGCAGAACAGTACTCTTCGCAGTACAAGCAACAAGCTGCTTTAGCAACGCTTAATAACAAGCACCCAGACATGCAAGAGATCTTAGCTGATCCCAAGTTTGCTGAGTGGATTAAAGCGTCTAAGATTAGGACTCAATTGTTTGTAGCCGCTGACCAACAGTATGATGCTGACTCTGCTGACGAACTCTTCTCACTCTGGAAAGAACGGAAGCAAGTAGTAAAGCAGACCGCTAATGTTGAAAAACAAGAGCGTAAGCAACAACTCAAGGCAGCTAGTACAGGCAACGCCAGAGGCAGTGGCGAAGGGGGACGTAAGAAAGTATATCGAAGGGCCGACATTATTAAACTAATGAGAACTGACCCAGACCGCTATACAGCATTAGCCGATGAAATCATGGCAGCGTATGCGGAGGGTCGTGTCAAATAATCTATTAGGAGATTAACATGGCTAACTTAACCCCCGCTAGTGACAATACAGTTACTTTAGCAAACGCAGCTACATTTATTCCAGAAATCTGGAGTGATGAAATTATTGCTGCTTATCAGAAGAACCTCAAGATGGCTCCGCTTGTCAAGAAGATTTCTATGACAGGCAAGAAGGGTGACCGTATTCACATCCCTAAGCCAACTCGTGGTGCTGCTAGTGAGAAGACTGCTGCTGACACTGTAACTATTCAGCAGACTGCTAACACTGAACTCTTAATTGACGTTGATCGTCACTTCGAGTACTCACGTCTGATCGAAGACATCGTAGAAGTACAAGCACTTAACAGCCTCCGTCAGTTCTACACTGAAGACGCTGGTTATGCGCTTGCTCTTAAGGTTGACACTGACCTTATGAATGCTGCTACTGGCTTTGGTGATGGTACTCTTGACCTTGCTGCTCCTTCTGGCGCTGACTGGGAAAACAGTAACTCTTACTTCTTTGATGCTGCTTCAACTGGCGGTACTCCATTAAGTTTGTTTGATGCTGCTGGTGGTCACAGCGTAGCTGCTGGTGATAACTTTACTGACGCTGGTTTCCGTCAAGCTATTCAGCTTATGGACGACGCTGACGTACCAATGGACGGACGTTGCATTATTGTTCCTCCAGTAGTACGTAATACTATTATGGGTGAGCCTCGCTTCTCGTCTTCTGACTTCGTATCAGGACAGCCTGTCAACACTGGTTTGATTGGTAATCTTTACGGTGTAGACGTATACGTTTCATCTAACTGCCCAACGCTTCAGACTAACGTCCGTGGTTGTGTCTTCATGCACAAGGACGCTATTGTTCACGCAGAGCAAATGGCTGTACGTTCACAGACTCAGTACAAGCAAGAGTACCTCTCGACTCTGTACACTGCTGACACTCTCTATGGTGTTCAGGTGTACCGTCCAGAAGCTGGCTTCGTACTTGCTGTCTACGACGCATAATAGCACTACACAGGGGTCAGCAATGGCCCCTTCACTTTCTGACTCAGGAGAACATCCATGTCACGTTTAGCAAGAGATTCAGGCGCACAGCCTATTCAATGCCTCCGTCCCGGAGTTACTCAGACAGTATCCGTATCAGGCTCTGCTGCTTCTTCAACTGCTATTACTCAACGAGTAACACGTATTGTTGCCACTGTAGACGTACACATTAGCGTCTCAGGCACAGCTACTACTAGCGACTACTACATCCCCTCTAACACTGTAGAGTTTATCCACACTTACAACGGAGACACCATTAGCTTTATCACCGACGGTACATCGGGCACAGCTTACGTATCGGAGATGATCTAATGTTATTCGGGTCTAGGCTTAATAAACTAGCCACGTCTAT